AGGTGCTTTAGGTATTGGTGGTTCTGCTACTAAGAAGACAGAGAAAAAGGAAACTAAAAAACCAGTACCTACCAAGGACACTAATAAAAGATTAGATTCCAAAGAAGCACAACGAAAAAGAATGCAAAAAGATAAAGATAGTTCACCAGTAGATTTTAAAGGTAACTATCCTGTCTACCGCAAAGGTTCTGCACCAGCTAAAGATTTTAGAGCAACCTATAACAAAGCTAAAAAGGAGGGAAAGAAAACATTTACATGGCAAGGTCGAAAATACACAACTAAATAAAAGGGATATATGGTAGAACAAGTAACAGTACCAGCAGAAGAAAACGCACAACCACCTGAAGGTCATGATGAAGCTATGGCTTCTCTTGCTGATGGAGAAGAAGTAGAAGAATTTGGTAGACCCGATTGGTTACCAGAGAAATTTAATTCACCAGAGGATTTAGCAAATGCCTATCAAAATCTGGAACAAAAATTATCTCAAGGATCTCAAGAATCTGATGATGTTTCCTCTGATGAAAATGAGGAATTTATGGAGGAGGCTGAAAGATATGTGGAATCTAAGGGATTGGATTTTGGAGCTTTGTCTGCTGAGTATGCGAGAGAAGGGGAACTTTCTGATGCTTCGTATCAAGCGTTGGAAGAGGCAGGTATCCCAAAGAATTTCGTAGATGATTTTATAGATGGACAAGAAGCTAGATCAGAACTAATACAACAGTCTGTTTATAACTTAGTTGGTGGTCAGGATACTTATAATAAAATGACTGCTTGGGCTAAAGATAATCTATCTCAAGATGAGATAAATGTATTCAATGCTAATGTTGACCTTAATAATATAGAGACTGCTAAATTTGCAGTTAATTCACTTTATGCTCGATACCAGATGGGTACTGGATCGGCCCCAAATTTAATCCAAGGTCAAAGAACAAATTCATCGAGTGCCTACACCTCTATGGCACAGGTAACTAAGGATATGAAAGATCCACGTTACCAAGATGATCCCAGCTTTAGAAAGCAAGTTCACGACAAACTTGCGAACTCCAATGTCATGTAATTAACAAGCCTTTCTGAGGAAAGATAACTTGTTGTGATTAGTGACTAAGGTGTAATTAATGTCGTACCTTAACATTAATCATAAAGGAAAATAATTATGGCTTCTGCCGCAACTCCAAATAGAATAGGTCAGGTCAATGCTTCAGGCAATGATGATGCTCTATTTTTAAAAGTATTTAGTGGTGAAACTATTACTGCTTTTGAAGAAGCAAATGTAATGCTTTCACGTACTATGAAACGAACAATTAGTTCTGGTAAGTCTGCACAATTCCCTGTGTTTGGTAAAACAAATGCGTCATATCATTCACCTGGAACCGAACTTGCTGGTGGCACTCTTCCTCAACAAGCAGAAAAGGTTATCACTATTGATGATCTTTTAGTTTCCCATGTGTTCATTGATAAGTTAGATGAAGCACGATCCCACTACGATGTACGTAGTGTCTACAGTACAGAAATGGGACGAGCATTGTCTAAGAGAATGGACGAGAATCTTCTTAAATTAGTACATATTGGTGCTAATACTACTACTACTATTACTAATAGTGGATCTGGTGGTGGAAGTTCTATTGCAGTAGCTAATGCTGAATATAATACTAGTGATTTAAAAGTTGCTAGAATATTTGATGCTGCCCAAAAGTTTGATGAATTAGACATCCCTAAAGATGACAGGTATATCGTATTAAATCCTGAAGATTTTTATGATGTTCTTGATTCAACAAAAGCAGTAAATAGAGACTATGGAGGTCAAGGTGATGTAGCTAACGCTAATATGCCTAGGCTTGCTGGTTTCACTATTTTGGTATCAAACCATTTGCCTTCTGCAAATACTAGTAGTGCCGTTACTGGTGAAAATAACGTGTACTATGGTAATGGTACTGCTAACAATGCGGCCGCACTTGGTAATACTCGTTTTCTTGCTTTTCATAAAAGTGCGGTTGGTACTGTACAACTTATGAATCTGCAAACAGAAAGCGAATATGACATTCGTAGACAAGGTACATTACTGGTAGCAAAGATGGCTGTCGGACATGGTGTACTACGTCCTGAATGTTGCTACCTTGCGAGAGCAACTGGTAGTTGATGTTCCCTTAGAGTAGCTATAATCTCCCTCTGGCTACTCTACCTCTCAGGGGGGTTTGCCCTTGCCCCCCTGTCTCCCTTAAATAAAAATAAATATGTCTGATTTAGATAAAATAGTAAGAGAACAACAACATAGACCATGCCCTGCTGGTGAATCAAAATCAGTATGGAGAGAAATGGAAGAACTAAGACTACAAAAAGAGTCACAAGAGCAACCCCAAGTTAAGAAAAAAGGAAGACCCAAAGCTAACTAATGGCTTATAACGCAACAACTAAGTTAAACTTAGTAAACTTGATGCTTGCTAGTATAGGTGAAGCACCAGTAAACGATTTAGAATCTGGTCTTACTGATGCTGAACTAGCAGAAACTATTATTGGTAGGATTGACAGGGAAATGCAATCTGAGGGTTGGTGGTTTAACACAGATTTTAATAAAAAATTTATCCCCGATAGTGTCTCCAAACAAATCATTCTCCCTCTTAATACACTTAAAATCGATTGTGTAGGAACCAGTAGTCACCTTAGATTTATTCAAAGGCGAACTAAAGAGGGTAAAAATAAAATCTACGATCCGTTCAATCATACATTCGATGTAGGGGATAACCATACTTCTGTATACCTAGATGTAGTGACACAGGAAGAATTTGATTCACTACCAGAAGTAGCAAAAAGATATATAGGTATTAAGTCTAGTAGAAGGTTTACCCAGCAAGTCGTAGGTAATCCTCAGTTATACGGATTTGAAAAAGAAGATGAAGCTAGTGCTTTAGCAGAATTAAAAGAAGCAGAAAGTCAAATTGGAGGACACAATGTATTTGATGAATATAGTGTGTACAGAGTAGTTAATCGGGACCATTTTGGTACTCAACGATTACGACTTGGATTCCTTTAATGCCACTAGTATCTGATTTAATTCCATCTCTACTAAACGGAGTTAGCCAGCAAGCACCTACAGTCCAAGATAAGTCCCAAGGTGTTGTACAAGAGAATGGTTATAGTGATCCTGTTAAAGGATTAAAGAAAAGGCCAGGAACACAACACGTAGCAAAACTGTCAGATGCTTCTTTTGCTTCTACTTTTATCCATCCGATTAGAAGGTCAGGTACAGAAACATTTATAGCAGTATTAACAGGGTCAGGTAACAATATAGCTGACTTGGTAAAAGTCTATGATGCTAGTGATGGGACTTCTAAGACTGTTCGTGCTAGGGATGCAACTGATAGTGTTATAACCTCTGGGGATACTTTTAATGAGATTAAAGCATACCTTACTAATGGTAATCCCAACTCTAATTATACTGCTACGACTGTAGCTGATTTTACCTACCTTGTTAATAAGAGCATTACTGTAGCCAAAGACTCTGCTACTTCTGCTACTAGAAATCCAGAAGCCTTAATTTATGTTAGGGGTGGAGACTATGCTACTACCTACAAAATAGAAATAAAACAAGGAAACATTAATAATGGCGATTTTGTTACTGTAGCAGAATTAACAACAGCAGAAAGTAGTGCAACAGGGGGTGAAGCTAATATTGCTACGGACAAGATAGCTAAAGCCTTAAAAGACGGTACTCCATTTGGTTCAGCTACTTATAACACTAGTGCATCTGAAGGTACTTTAGCAACAATTACATCAAAATTAGATGCTACTTTAGGTTCTACTGGTACTTTTGTAAATTTGAGTGCTACACAATCAGGCTCAGTTATTCATATAAAAAATAATTCTTTTACACTCAGCACTTGTGACACGACAAGCGGAAGTAAAAGTGTAACACATGATTCTAGTACAGATGTTTTAGTGGGGATGACTGTAACTGGTGATGGAATACCTGAAGGAACAACTATTGTCACCAAAACAAGTAATACACAATTTGAGTTATCTAATGAAGCTACTGCTACTGCTACCGACAAAACTTTTACTTTTACTTTTGACTTTGAAATAAGAGTAACCGATTCTCGATCCAATGGTTTTATCCAAGCATTTAAAGATGAGACACAAAGGTTTGCTGAGTTGCCAGGAGCAGGACCAATTAATGCCAAGGATATGGTCATTAAGATCACAGGGGATAACAGTAAATTTGCTGATGATTTTTATGTAAGACTAAAAGATGAAACTAAAGGGGTATTTGAAGAAACAGTAGCAAGTGGAAGTCAGAATAGTTTAGATCCTGCTACTATGCCTCTACAGATAATTAAGGAGACAGATGGTTCTTTTAGCGTTAAACAAGCTAGTTGGACTAGTAGGGTTGCTGGTGATGATGATTCTAATCCTTTTCCTAGTTTTGTTGGTTCCACTATCAGCGACATATTTTTCCATCAGAATAGGTTGGGTGTACTTTCTGAGGAAAGTGTCATCTTTACTGAAGCAGGAAAATTCCTTAATTGGTTCCGACCTACAGTATTAAACCTACTTGATACTGATCCTATTGATGTAACAGTTTCTACTAATCGTGTATCTATCCTCAAACACGCACTTCCCTTCTCTGAATCCCTCCTTATCTTCTCTGATCAAACCCAATTCATTCTTAACTCAGCAGAGTTCCTTAGTCCACTAGATATTAGCTTAAATGTAACTACGGAGTTTGAAGCTGATTTAGGTACTACACCAGTAGGTGCAGGGAGATATGTATTCTTTGCAAGTCCAGGGGGTGCATTTAGTACCATTAGAGAATTTTATTTACAAACAGATACAGAAGTAAAAGATGCAACTGACATAACTGGTCATGTACCTAGATATATTAAAGGTAACATCAAGCAGATGAGTGCTAGTAGTAACTATAATATGTTGTGCCTTATAACAGATGATAGTGCTTCCAGTAAGATTATGTGGGTCTACGGCTACTACTGGAATGGACAAAATAAAGTACAGTCCTCATGGTCACAATGGAAGTTCGATGCTGACATCCTTGCCATTACTTTTGTTCAAGATGAAATATTTATTGTTACTCAAAGAGCATCAAAAGTTTATCTAGAAAAAATTAAATTATCACAAGACGAAGCAGTAGGTACTACAGAAAACAACCATGAAATACTTTTAGACAGAAGAGTAAAGTTAGAGTCTAATACTGCATTAACAAATTTTAATACTACTTATTACGGAGATGGAAGCAGTTTAAAATATATAGATAAGAAGGGAGATATACTTACACTTGCACAAGCAACTGCTCTTAGTATTGGTGCTAATAACCCAATATATGTAGGGCAATCATTTGATTTTAAGTTTCAGTTTAGTGAAATAATTATAGGTCAAGGACAGAAACCACAAACAGTATCTAGACTGCAACTAAGAAATATGACTATTAACTTTGCTCATACTGGTAACTTTACTGCTAAAGTCACACATACTAACCGACTGACAGAAGATACCGATGAAAAAAAATTTACTGGTAGACGAGTCTCACAAGCCAATAATAAAACCGATCAAACCTCAATTATCGAGTCAGGATCATTTAAAGTACCTTTGCTGGGGAACAGCAAAAACATCAAACTCGAAATCCTCTCATCTTCTCACCTCCCATGTGAATTCCAAAGTGCTGAATGGGAAGGATTCTACCACATCCGATCCCAGCGACTTAACTAGCTACTTCCGTAATTCTGTTATAGAGGATGTATTTGATTTAGCACCAAGGATTTGTATACAAGACAAAGAGGAAATATGGAGAGCAAGTGGATCTAAACCTGTGGATTCGTTATGTGCTGGTTTTTATGCTTCTGATGAAGTGTATACAATTGTTCATAATGGGTTAATTAAAGGTATGTTTGGTGTGAACAAAAGTATAATAAATGACCGCATAGGAATCCCTTGGATGTTAAGTGATGGTGAGTTCAAAGGATTAGAAATTAAATTTTTACGAACAGGAAAAAACTGGGTTGATACTCTCTTGTCTACTAATTGGGATCTTTTATATAACTATGTTGATGTGGCTAATAAAAACGCAATCAAATGGTTAAAGTTTTTAGGTTTTTCATTTATCAGAGTCATACCTAATTTCGGGTATGCTGGTACTCCATTTGTAGAATTTTTAAGGATTAAAAATGTGTGAACCTGCAAGTGCTTACGCAACATTAATGGTTGCCCAAGGTATAGCCAGTTATATGGCACAAGAAAAAGCGTACCAAGAAGGTCAAGAATTAGCAGAGCAGAATAAAGCACTAGCAGAAAAAGCATATAAGTTAGACTTAGCACAAATAGATAAAAGACAGGACCAAGAAGAAGAAGCATTTGAGTTAAGCCAAAGACAACTAGCAAAGAAAGATATACAAGAAGGTGTAGATACTACTGAGGCTATAAGAAGGACTGAAAGACAGGGAGAAAAAGCAAAAGCCAAAGCAGTAGGTAAATTAACCGCTGGGATGCTTTCTGGTAATACAGTAGATGCTATTATTGCTGATTATGATCAACAGATTTTACAACAAACTGGAGACACAAAGTTAAACAGAGAACGATCTAGGCAAATGATACAAGAGCAACGAGGTATCAATACTAGGAACCTTGCTATGATGACTGATCAGATGAAGATTGGTAAGCTCCAAGCAAAAGCAAAAATGGAAGATAGGATATTTAGTTTTAGAGGACCAAGTAAACCAGATGCTCTTAGTGCATTGTTAGGTTTAGGTGGTGCAGGATTTAAAGGATATGAATATGCTAAAAATACGGGTAGTACAACTTACTTTGGAGCAGATATAACCTAATGGTAGAACGAGTAACTCAACGAGCAAACTTTGGTAACTTACGTCCTCAAGCAAGACCAGTAGATACTTTTAGAAGACAGGATACCAGAGACTTAGATAACTTTATCGAGTTTGCTAATCAAAGGTTAAAGGCAACACAAGGTATTATAGATGCTGGATTTGGAGCATACCAAACTTACAGAGAAAGTAGACAAGAAGAAATAGCATTTAAAGCACAAGCAGATGCAGTAAAAGGTACTGTAGATCCTGAGTTACAAGGTAGTTGGAAAATATATGGAGAACAGCAAAAACGAACTAAGGGTTTACTCAAAGCAAGAGAAGAGGGTAACAAGATAATTAATGATACTGATTTTCTTGCTGGGGTGTTTAATAAAACAGAAGCATTTAATAAAGATAAGTCTGCTGGTTTTACTATGGGCTTAGAGGTAAATAAAGAAACAGGGGATTTTGATGTAGAACAAGTATATAAAAAATCTATTGATGGTAAAATTAACTCTATTATTAGGGATAACCCAGACATTGATGTAGAGGAACTACTCAGGTACAAAAGTCAATTAGACCAGACGTTTTTTGAAAATGTAAGAAAAAACGAAGTTAATAACAGAGTTGCTACTTTTAGAGAAGTAGTAAGAACAACAATGTTTGATAAAACATCCCCTACATACCAAAGTTTATTTAGGCTTTACTCAGATGATGATAAGGCTACACCAGTAGGATTTAACAAAAAATTCTACAACATCTTAGGAACACTTACAGATCAAGGTATGGCAGAGGGTCTTACTAGGGAACAATCTGTCAATGTAGCACTTAAAGAAATTATTGGTGTGGCTTATACATTTGATAATGCTAACTCTAATAGTGGCAGAATTATCGATGAAGAAGAGAAACTGTACATAACCAATATTATTGGTGCTTTGCAGGATAAAGTTACAGATCCTAGAGTTTTAAAATCTGGTTCTATGCTGATGGATAATAATCAGTACAGAGAGTTTATATTCGAGAATATAGAGAAACTAGATTTGATGCTTGAAAATGGAGAGAAAGAAGATGAAGCAAATGCTAAGAAGACTGCAAAACAAGAAATGAATAAATGGATGTTAGATACTATCTTTGACATAAAATATCCTAAAGATAGAGAAGAAGGTATTGAAACAATAGAGCAGTTACAAAGAAAGTTACAAGAAGGTGCAAATTCAAGTTGGAGTCAGTATTACGATTTAAATACAAACGTACTAACAAACTTATTTAATACACAAAAAACTGAAGGTGGGGTAGGTGATACTGCACAATATAGAGAAGCAATACGTCATGCTCACTTTGGTACTAATGGTATAACTCCAGGCGAATATTTAAAAGATGCTAGTTTTCTTTTAAAGAAATACCCAAAGTTAAATGCTACACAGGAAAGAGAAGTAGTAAGACAAATGATGTCTTCTATTTCTGATAAAAGTTCTTCTAGGATTTATGCTAAAAGATGGTCTGATAAATTGTCTGATATGTTGGTTGGTAATACTGCTATGTTTGAAGCATTAATTAAAACCAATAAAGGATTGAGAAATACATACGATAAATTATTTGATGACTACAGAGTCAAAGCAGAAATAATAGAAAGAGATTTTAAAAATGTAGGGGCAGATGTTAAATCAGAACAGTATGAAAAATTGTTTAAAGAGTTAGAAGAGGGAATGGATGGGATGTTAAAAACATACTTTGAGAATGAAAAAGCACAAACAGTTATAGATGTAGATAATTTAGAAACTTTACCAGATTGGCTTACAGAAAAAGACGAAGAAACTGGATTACCAGAAACTTTGTATATGGCTTATTTTTTAGAGAGAAAACCACAATTATTCCAAGATGCTTTTCCAGAAATGGATCAAACACCTTTTACTAAACTGTTTGCTAAATCAAAAGCTAGAGCAAGAAATAATCCAGATTTAACAGAAGATCAAGCAGTAAAAGATGATTTTGAATATCTTCAGCTTATAACATTTGGGGTAGTACCAGATGCTAAAACAAAACCTGAATTATCCTATAGTAAATGGGAAGAGAAATTATACGAGAAAAAAGGTATAGGGTTTGTCAATAGTCTGAATAGGTCTGCTTTAGATATAATGAAAAATATATTAGTAGAATTACTTCCACAAGAACCAATGTTTCAACCTAGGTAACTAAATGAGTACACAATCTTCTATAGCTGATGTTTACTTAGATAATTTTACTAGCACACCTACATTTGAAGACAATCAAAATCAGTACGAAGAACTTACTAGACCAGAGATTCCTAACTCTTTCTTTAACAATATAGAAGTAGCTGGTGATGACGATAATTCATTCTTTTCAGAATCTATTGGACAAGTTGCTGGAGGGTTTATTGATGGTCTTAATGAAATGGGAACCTTCCTTAATTGGGCTTCTGGTCTTGATGTTTCTTTACCTAATGTATCCGTTGGTGGTTATGATTTAGTAGTCGATGGTAGGCTTAATACTACTGATGCACCAGAAACGGGTGTAGGTGGTTTTATAAGAGGATTAAGTCAATTTGGTGCTGGTTTAATTCCTGGGTTAGGTATCGCTAAGTTAGCTAAGTTAAACAATCCTGTTCTTAGATCATTAGTAGCTGGGGGTGTAGCAGACTTTAGTGCTTTTGGTGCAAATGATCCTAGGTTGGCAAACTTTCTTAGAGAGTACGGAGACTTAAATGATCCTATTACTAAATGGTTATCGGCCCCACTAGATGATGAAGAGAAAGATAATGAGTTTGTAGGGAGGTTAAAAAACTCAATAGAAGGTGCAGGGTTAGGTGTAGCATTTGAAGGAATATTAGGTGGTTTGCGTTGGGTTAAAAAGGGAGCGCACCGAACTAGAAGACAAATAGAAGAGGGATTACTTGATGAAGGTGAAACATTACCAGATGAGCCATTATTAAAAGAGACTACACCAGAAGAAGAGGGGTTTTCTCAACAAATGATGGACAATATGTTCAAGAGGAAAACAGCAGAAGAATTAGGAGATCCAGAAGAGTTAGACATATTTAGAGGTTTGAGTGATGAAGTAAAAGCAGAATTAGGTGACAGGGATTTGGATTTTAATGCTTACCTGAGAACAGATAAAAAAGACTTAGGGATCAACCTAGATACAATCCAGAGTGATGAGGATATACAAAAAACATTAGGTGCATTGACTGATGCTTTTGATGATTTACTAGTTAAAGGTAGGCAAGGTACTGGTGCTACTGAAACATTAGTAAATAAGAAGACAGGAAAAGTAAGAGAAGGTGGTTTGTCATTTGAGAGAACAGGGCAGAGAGCAGAAGCCTATATAAAACAAATGGCAAAAAATACTCAAAGCTCAGTAGATCAATTAAATAGTTTGTACAGAGATGTAAATGGATTGACTACTAGGATACGAGCATCAGAAGCATTAATGGAAGTCTCAGCAAAGAAGTTATATGAACTTGCTGAGTTTGTTAGAAATGATTCTGTTCATCCAGATTTCCAAGGATTAGCTGATGGTATGGTAAGAACTAAAATAGCATACCAAATGGCAAAGACTAGAAATGCTGGAATTGTGTCACAGATATTAGGTGTACGAAGTGAAATAGGTAGAGCATTAAATGCCTATAAAATTACTGGTGTCAGTCAGTCAGCTAAAGATTTCCAAGCAAAATTCTTCATAGACCAAATAGATCCTACTGGTGAATTAAAAAGAGAAGCAGATCGATTACTACAACACAAAGATAAAGATAATCGAACTGTTATGGCTACTGCTATTTCTAAAGGTTATGCACCTACGTTCCTTGGTAAAGTAGGACAATCCCTTAGACAGATTTACATCAACGGATTACTTAGTGGTGTCGATAGTACCATTGCTAACTCTATGGGCAATGGGATGGCATTGTCGTTTACTACTTTAGAAAGAAAGATAGCATCTCAGTACAATACTTTGTTTTCCAATAGTAGTGAACAAGGTGTTCAAGCTATAGAAGTAGCAGGGTTAGTTAAGGGGTTCCAGATGACTATTGGCGATTCTTGGAAAGTAGCAAAAGAAGCATTTATTATGGATGCACCTTCTGAGAAAGCATGGGTTAAACAAGAACTAGCACAAAGAAATGTAATTACATCTGAGAATTTTAGCAATTACATCAATCCTTCAGGTTTGTTTGGTACTTTTATTGACCACTTGGGAACTGTATCTAGATTTCCCTCAAGATTAATGCTGTCTAGTGACGAAGTATTTAGATCCCTTGCATATAGAATGGAACAGTCAGCACAAGCCTATGTCTATGCTAGGAAAGTTGCTGGTAACGATACCAAACTGTTCCATCGGGTACACAAGGAGGTTATGAATATGACTCCGCAACAATTGCGAGAGTTTAAGGATATGGAGGGAATAGACTTAGAAGCACAAAAAGCAACACTAGAAGCTATTTTTGCTACTCCACAATCTAACCCATTAATTAAAAGTATAGACAAAATAAGAGGGCAAATACCTTTAGGTTTAGGTCATGTCTATATTCCGTTCTTTAACACTATTATGAACATTCTTAGGTTCTCTGGTGAAAGAACATTGGGTGCTAACTTCTTATTTAAACGATCTAGAGAAGGATTATTAGGTGATCATGGACTTAGAGGTAGGCAAATGGAACTGGCAAAACTTACTACTGGTTCTGCTATGTACACTTCTGCTTATATGCTTGCTGATTCAGGTCTTATCTCAGGGTCTTTACCAGAAGATATTAACCTTAAAAGAAATTTATTAGATAAAGGTGCAACACCTTATGCATTTGTAACACCTTATGGATACATACCTTTTAACAGGCTTGACCCCATAGGAACCATGTTGGGGTTTGCCGCAGATACCAACAATTTAGTAAGAATTTTTAATGACCCTAATTACTTTACACCAAAAGAATCAGAACTAGTAAATAGTAAATTTGATACACTTAGAGGTCAGTTTTTGTATCAAATGATGGAACTGATGCAGGACAAAGCAATGCTAAAAGGTTTTGCTGAAATCATGTCTTTGTTCTCTGGAGATCCCCTTAATAGAAAAGATTTTCTCAAGAAATTAGCTAATTCCTACAATCCTATTGTTACTTTTTATTCTGGATTGAGAGGTGACTTAGCAAGAAGTGGTAATCTACTACAGCAACAAACTGGATCTGCTGACTTTCTTACTGATCTGTACACAGATTTCTATAATAGAAACCCAGAAATACTAGAAGGTTTAGGCCCAATCCCAGGTTATAAACCTAAAGGATTTTCAGGTAAATTATATCCAAAATTAGATTATGTTGGTAAACCAGTAAGAGCATCAACATTAGGTAATACTGCTTCTGGTAGGTTTTGGCACGTAGCACAAAACTTAGTTTCTCCAGCACCAGTAAGACCAAAAAATAAAAGTAAGTTAATTAATAAGATTGTTGAATTAGGAGTAAGAGCAACTCCACCTTCTAAATGGAAAACTGTAAATTTTAGAGGACAGTTTGACACTCATAAAATAGCTTTGACTTCTGAGGAACAGTATTACTTTGCTAAAACTGCTGGTGACCTGAATAGACAATTTTTAGAACCTTTGGTAACCCAGAGTTTCTTTAAGTCTATGCCAGAAGGAACACAAAGATCCTTCCTACAGAATTCATTAAGAAAACACAGGCAAATAGCCAAACAAATGTTATTCAGTCGTTTCCCTAGACTTAGGAAAACAGAATTAGAATTCAAACAATTAGACATCCAACGATTACAACGTCCTTCAAGAACCAATCCAGCATTCCTTAGATAATGGCTTTTTCATTTGATGAACACACCTCAGTATCCTCTGGTACTGGTAGAACTTACGCTTACTCATTTGATGCAGTAACGCACGATACCTCTAATATTAAAGTAACGATTGGGGGTAAGCATTTATTTGATGCTGGTGTGACTAAATATGATACTAGCACTAGATTACCTTCAGATTCAGGATCTTTACAATCCGCAGAATATACATTAACTGGAGATTCTACTGGTGGTACTATTACTATTAATAGTGATGTTAATATCTCTGGTGTTGTAAGTAACGGAGTACCCACTTTATCTTCCAATCAAATCCTTAGAATTTTTAGACAGACTAATAGATTAACTGCTGAAGTATCTTTTAGTTCTGACTCTGTTCTTACTGATACGGATCTTAACAAGTCAAACAACCAAGCACGTTTCCTGTCATTAGAAGCAGTAGATAGAGCAGACGAAAGTATCTCTATTGATGCTAATAACTCTTCTAGATACAACGTACAGATTGAAGGTGCTAATAAACGTATTTTTGGTATAGCCGATCCAGTAGATAATAGTGATGCAGTAAACCGAGGTTTTATTACCACTAATTTAACTAAGATTACTGAAGTTGAAGCTATTAAAACAGAAGTTACAGAAGTAGCAAATTTAGAGAATGGGACTACGGCTACTAATGCAATAACTAATGTTGCTGGTAAAACTGCTGAGATAGGAAGGTTGGGAACTCCAGATGCAGTAGCGGACATGGCATTGCTGGGTACTACGCAACATACAGATTCATCAAGTGGAACTCTTCAGTTTTTAGGGACATCTCAACACGCTCATCCAAGCACGGGTACTTTACATAGATTAGGAACAGCTTCAGTAGTAGAAGATATGGGGCATTTAGGAACTTCTGCTAACGTAACTGCTATGGGTCATTTAGGGACAAGTGCAAATGTTACTAACATGGCTACTCTTACAACAGGAAACAATCTTACAAATATAAGCACTTGTGCTACAAACATTAATTCATTAAACACAGTCGCAACTAATGCAGAAGACACTAGTTTAGCCTTATCAATAGCCCTTGGATAAATCATGGCAAATACATTTAAAAACTCTTGGAAAGAAAATGTAAATCATTCCGCTACGGATAACATTTACACCGCACCTTCGTCTACTACTTCAATTATCATTGGTCTTACCTTGTCTAACAGTAGTGCAAACGATATTACTGCTACTGTTTCTTTGTGTGACTATAGTGATTCCTCTAATGACATTGTGTTCCTCAATGCCGTAAATATCCCTAAGAATACTGCATTGGAAATTATGAGAGGGAATAAAATAGTATTAGAAACAAGTGACATACTTAAAGTACAAGCAAGTGCCGCTAGTAGTTTAAATGTATTTACAACTGTCTTAGAGATTACCTAATGAGTGGAATGTATACTTCTGGTCTTATTGGACTAACAGAAGAAAATGTAGGTATAGATCGTAGGTTCTACACAAATAGAACAGATACTAATCCTACATTAGCAGTCAGTTACAACAATGGTAGAGTAGATGTCTATCTTAATGGTGTAAAGCTAGTAGGAAACCATGCTGGTAACAGCAACCATGATTACACAATGGACAATGTTACTGGTACTGGAACTACTATTACTTTAGCAACAGGAGTAGCATTAGTAGCTTCTGATGTACTTGAATTAGTAGGGTACGTTAGTAACTCAAGCAACACAGTACAAACCTATAATTTTAATGTCACTACCAACACTACCGCATTTACTGCTTCTCATACTGCATCTAGCTTAGTAAACGTCTATCTCAATGGGGTTTTACTCGATAGTTCTGATTACACACTTAATGGTAGCGATACAGTTACATTAGGTAGCAATGCTGTTAATGGTGACGTAGTAGCAATACAAGTTATAGGTGCATTAGATCATAGTAACTTCGTACCTAAGAGTGGTGGAACTTTCTCTGGGGATGTTGATATTACAAATGCTGAATTAGAAGTATCAAACACAGGCACAACAGGCAACATTCCAACGATTAGACTAAAAAGCACAGAAGTCAATGTCGGAAATGGTGATGTTTTAGGTCAGATTGATTGGAAATCTGCGGATTCTTCGAGATCAGGTAATCCAATCGCATCTATTAAGGCGGTTTCAAGTGAAGCGGACGGATCACACACCGATCTTACGTTTTCAACAGGAGAAGATGCAGATGTAGCCTCAGAAAGAATGCGGATTGATTCCTCTGGAAATGTTGGGGTAAACCAATCAAATCCAGTCACTCCTTTACACATTGGCGATAGCACAGGAACCCCAGATCTTTCTGGACAAAACAACAAGGTTTTGATTTCCAAATCTGGTGGTGAAGCCAAAATGACTTTGTTCCGTGCTGGTACACCAGCGAGTGGCACAACGTCAGGGGAAATCGTGTTTGGATCTTCTACTTCGGCTGGTGATGCTTTCTGGTGGCAAACTGGACGAATTCGATCAGTAGCAACAAGTACGCTAGGGGGTGGAAGGCAAGGAAATCTGGTCTTTTCTTCGTCTGGGACAAATGGCTCGTCCGTTGATGCAATGACGATTGAATCGGTTACAAGTGGAAGTCAGGCAGACGTTACTATTGAAACAGGCAACGTAGTCATCGGCACGGTAGGAAAGGGGATTACTGTGCCAACAACATCACAGACGTTTACTGTTAAAGGCATTGATGAAGCAATAGGTGACTCACAAAGCGGATCATCACCAGACACAACCGATTCAGATAGTGGTCAGTTTGCGGTTTACAATGGGTCAACAAAACTATTCGGGATTACTGAACATGGATACGTTTTAAAGCCTAATCATCCTATATTTGTTGCCAAATTTGATGGGTTTGCAGTTAGTAATACTCAATATACTGTTGCGTCTGTTTACTCTGTAGGTTCAGGCTATAATCAAGGTGGTCATTTTACATCTACTGGTAGTAACAGAGGTAGATTTACTGCACCAGTTTCAGGTTGGTATCATTTTTATCAATCATATATTCGTCATACAAATTCGGGAGCCACTGTTGTTAGAGGACAATTCTTTATAAATGGAGCTTTTAATAGTGATGGTACAAATGAAGCAAGGGTTACTGAAGCATATTCAGGATATACTTTTATAGATTCAGAAGCATTCTTTAAATTAAGTGCTGGTGATTACGTTGAAGCAAGATGGAGATGCGATAGTGGAACATCAGCAAATATTTATGACATTAATGGTGCTAATACTTACAATATGTTTGCAGGTTATTTAATAGGATAAAAAATGGATTACACAATTACTTTAACAGACACAGAAGATAAAGCACTAAGTTATGCTAGTGCTACACAACAGGATTGGATAGATAATGTTGTTCATAACCGATGTAGAATTGCTATTGAAGAAATAGTAGATATTTATACAAAACGTGCGTTAGACGAAGGTGTTCAGATACCTGCTACTAGGGAACTAATAGTTGCTGAT